TTTTCAGTTCCTGTCAAGTTGTCCCAAAATTTTGTAATAAAATTCATATTATTTCTCTTTAGCTTTGCCTATGTTTAAGGCTAATAGATCTATAAATTTATAGAGCTTACCAATCCATTGATCGTCTTTAGGCGTTGGCGTACTTGCTGCTACTAATGAAGCAACTGTTACTATAGTGGTAATCCACATAATTAATTCTACCATTTTATTTCTCCTTTGTTTTGATCTGTATTTACAGACTCAATGTTATTATAGTGCAAAAACACTTATCCGCAATGTTCACCTAATAAAGTTGAACCAACCTGTAATAATGTATTTTTCTTGATTTTGTGATATTTGTCCTCTATGTGTGTGTGTCCAACCAGCAGGAAAGATAATTGTTGAGCCTTTTTTAGCCTTGGTAACACAATCTTGATATAAAAATTCTGTCCCTCCATTTTCAACATTATTAAGATAAGTGCTAAAAACTAAGTGTCTGTTTATAACATTAGGACCACCGTCATTTTCTGCGTGCCATTTATAAAAACCCCAGCCTTTATCGTAATATTGTATTTTAGTATTATGGTCAATACCGTAAAACTCTACATCATCTGCAAATTTATATTTTGAAACATATTGTTTTAGGCATTTTAATAATTCATCTCTATATAAAAAGTTTGTTAGATTTTTTGGGGTTATCATTACTTCTAATGATTTTTTAAATTTTTTATCTACCCTGTTATCACCTACTGTACCGTTTTCTGCGTTAGCTTTATTGTTATTCCAATAATCTATTAGTTCATCAACAGCTTTGTCATTTATTTGATACTCTTCTATAAAGTTCATCGTTTAAAATTAGAAGGTAACCCAATTATAGGTCTACCGTCAAATTTATTTTGTTGAGCATCTTTACCACTTGCATCGTTATAGTGTAAAAACACCTGTCCACAGTTTTCACCTTCAAACGGTTCTCTCCAATGTTCTAAATCGCAACCGCGATACATAAGCATATCTCCCGCTTCTAGTTTAACCTCTATGCCATCCTTGCCTTCTTCACCCGAAGGCTCTAAAAAGATTGACCAATCATCACCACCTAAATTCATAGTAGTAGATATTTCGCATGAGTATCTATCTCTATGTCTTTTTAACTCGTCACCTTTTTTATAGATTCTTGCATAAGAATAAGTTTCAATAAGTTTTACTTTAGATTCTTTTTCCATAATCGGTTTAACTTTTTGTAATAAAGTTTCCATTACTATATCTGAGTAATGTGAATAGGTTTCTGGTATTTGTGAATCATTCCACACACCAAAGTATTCAGTAAACTGTGAAATAAAACTTTTATCAAATAAATGCCTTGCTACTGCTCTTTTATTTAAAAAGTATTGATAACAAAAATCTGCTAACTCTGTTGATATAGCACCTTTAATTACTTGGTATTTATCTTTTTTAAAACTCATTGTTTTCCTATTGAATGTTAGCAACCATAACTGCTCTTTTGTTATCTATTTTAGGACTTTCTTGATAATGTGATAACTTACCATCAAACATTATTATGTTGTCTTCTTTTGCTTCTGAGTATATTTTTTTATTATTTTGATCTAACACTATTGTTCTTCCGTCTTCAAAACTAGATAAATAAATAATTATAACTTTATGCGGAAGATTTAAATCAATGTGAGCTATGCTTTCTTTAATGCTACTATGTAAAGTTAAATTAAGATTCATTCTATAAACAATATCAAAATGTACATTATTAAAGTCTAATATTTCTTTTAAAATAAAATAACATTTTTCAAAATATGAAGAAGCAATATAAGGAACTGCAACCCTATCATTTTCATGCTGTGGTCTACCTAATAGCATGTGACTAAAAAACGGCATATCTGTATTCTTTAAGTTAGGATCTGAATTTGCTCTGTCGCCATCTTCCGTAGTTGCAGCACTGTAATGCCAAGATATTTCTTCAGAAAGTATAATTTTTTTCATATCTTTATACTCTTCTGTCATGGGGTTTTTTAAATTAGTAATCATTTGTATGGGTATCCTAAATTCCAACACACTAAGGAATGTCGTGTTCCTTTGGTCACTGGTTTAACTCTATGCCAAACAAAAGAAGGAAAGATAATTACACTACCTTTCTTTCTAATTTCTTTACATATTCTTGGTTGTGAACCTTCATCTGTATTTCTAAAATCAAACTCTAGATCTCCACCTTTATATTCTTCAGGGTCAGTGAGTGATACAGTCATACTAAGCTTACGTAACTTGCCATGCCTGTTTAAATTTTCGGGTTCGTTATAAGGTTCTTCGTATGAATCACAATGCCAATCATAAAACTGTCCTTTTTTATACTCGGTAAACTGACAAGGCTCTGACCAGTCCCATTCAAAATTCCACTCTGCATTTCTATTTGCTTGATGTATGTAAGGTTGTATTTCGTTATATATCCATCTATCTTGCATCCATACAACATCTGACTTGCGTTTCTTTTGAATGTTTTTTAATTGTATTTCTGTAAGTTCGTTTTTATTACTGCTTCCTGTAGTAGCTATCTCTTTATCTTGTTCTTTACCATAGCGTACTATATCGTCACATATTTTTTCTGGTATAGCAGACTCAAAATACCAATAATACCATTTAAGATTCATACTCTTTTCCTATACTTTTATATTTGTTTATAACAGAGGGCAGTAAAAAATCCTCTATTGCGTATGTTTTCTTTTCTATTTTATCTGTTCTTATTGTATGTAAATCTACATCACCAAAAATAGAATCATCATACTGTACACCCTGTATTTCAAATTGTTTTAGGTTTTTATAAGTATGTTTAAACTTGGGTATGTTAAAAAAATCATAAATACTATTAGCTGTGTTTTTTGGATCAGTAATTAGTTGGTCATATGTAATAAACAAATGTTCGTAATTCTTTCGTATAAAAGGAATTTGACTAATAGCATTTCCTAAAGTACCTGTTTCTACATTCATGTAATGGTCTGCTGCTGTTTCGCTATCTTCTTTTTTAATTTTATATGCTTTACATAACGAAGCTAAACATTCTAAAGGATCCCTGTATAAAATTAAAAATTTAATTTTTTTATCAAAATACTTTTCTAATAATTCAAGGTTGCCATCTGAACCCCAATTACACCTATTAATAACATATTTTGTTTTAAATGTTTCAGAATAAGTATAAAAAGTTTTTCTAATAACATTATCTAAAGACTCGTGATGAGGAAAATTTTGCTGTTGAGGAATTGCGTCATTGGTTTTTATTAAATCAAGCTGGTAAATAATTTCAGTAAGAGGACTGTTAGCTGTAAGAGTTACATCTGGATTTTGATTTAAAATACTTCCAAGTAAAGTATTACCAGAACGCTGTAAGCTTATACAAAAATATAGTTCCATTTTAGGGTATTAGTTAATACCAATTACCTTCTTTTTGCTTTTCAAACACAGCCCTTATGTCCCAAACACTTGATGCAATTAAACTACCGTTAGGGTCATTAACAGCAACAAATCCAGAACCTCCAGCACCAACGATTCGAGGAGTCGCAGCAGGACCATAAGCAGCACCGCCACCGCCACCGCCTCTATTAACAGCAGCCGCAGTTGCTATCAAAGAAGATCCGCCAGAACCACCATACCCTGTTCCGCCAGAACCACCAGGACCAGGAGCGCCTCCTTGGTCATTAGGAGATGAAAGAGTGCTATCACCTGCTGCTCCACCACCGCCATCTGCGTAAACTACTGCAGAACCTGTAATACTAGATGAAACTCCTGCTCCACCTCTGCCTCCAGTAACATTATCTGGATTTCCTTTTTGACCTGCTTCACTTGCACCACCGCCACCTACAGCACACCCATAATTTGAGCCAGGACTTCTAGCACCTCCACCTGGATAACCTTGATTAGCTGTTCCTGCACCTGCAGCGCTTCCGTCGGGTTTATTACCAACACTATACCAAATACCAGAACCTCCGCCTGAGCCTCCATCTTGTCCAAGCTGACTACCGCCAGCAGGGCTTGTGGGTTTAGTATAAGCAAACCTATCACCACCACCACCACCAGCAAGAGAAACAATAGGTCCAAAACTAGAATTTTCTCCGGGTCTCCAAGTTCCATTACCACCACCAGTAGGTCCACCTGCTCCAACTACAACAGGTATTGTTGAACCTGCGGTAACTGTTAAAGCTGGTTCTGCCGAAGCTCCGCCACCAGATGCTGCTCCTGGAACTGAGCTACGAAAACCTCCTGCTCCGCCACCTCCCCCAATGTGTCCTCCAGAACCACCACCAGCTACTACTAGATAAGTTACTGAGGTTGTTTTAGAAGGTACTACATAGTTTGTGCTGCTATTAAAAGATGTTACTTTTGCTAAAAAAGCTGCTGTTTGTGTTGCTCCAATTAATGGACCTCTTTGATTTCTTGTAATAGACATATTATTAAACCTCGCTCCATTGTAAATTATCAGCGTCCCAAACGTAATCAGTTTCTGTTATTGGGTCAGTAGTTTCGTCAAATGTTTTACCTACCCATCTTAAGTTATCTTCATCCCATGTTGCGTTAGCTCTAAGGCCACCTATATCGACTGTATTTGGAAAAGTTACTGGAGCTTGCCAATCATCATTTGAGTCTAAAGACCAAGAGGTAAATGGTTGAGGTGATATAAATTTATCTTTAGAACTATCATAAATATCCCCTGGTCCACAATATAGTTTTCTAAAATTACTGTGATAAGAGGTTTGTTTCCAAGCAGTCCCGTCTGTTGAGTGTGGAACAATAGATGCTACAAATGTTTCTGCATCTGCGTGTAAGTCGCCACCATTAGCATCTACATCCTCGTTGGATATTACTATTACTCGTATTACTTCGTTACTGCTGTTAAGTTCTGCAAAGTGAGCCATAATTAAATACCCCCTTAAGCGTCATCTAAGATTTCGCCAGATACTGTGTATGTTAAATCACTATTAGCACTAGCTACTACTCTCAATAAATCTGTTTCATCTAAATAGATTGAAGAATTTTTATCTACAACAATTAAAGTTGAATCTGCTGGTACTGAGACTGTTGAGGCAATCTCATAATAACTAGAGCCATTATCATTTGATATTGCAATAGTTACAGTTGCTGCATTTGTACCATCTATATTAGCTATTATTATTGTGTTTACTTTCTGTAATTTATCAGCAGGAACATCTATAATGTTTACTGCTGAAGTTGTAACTGCTCCATTAATTGTGAATGGTAAAATGGATGTTACGTTTACTATATTTACTGATGCCATAATTGTCTCCTATATTATCCGAATACAATAGCCATGGCTATAGCTTTACCTGTTGAGGTTTTTGTATTAAGTTGGGTTTGTATGTTGGAAGTTACTCCATCACTAAAATTGAGTTCTGCTGCTGTAGAAGTTACTCCGTCTAAAATATTAAGTTCTGCTGCTGTACTTGTAACACCATCTAAAATGTTAAGTTCTGCTGCGGTGCTAGTAACGCCATCTAGAATATTAAGTTCTGCTGTTGTAGATGTAACGCCATCTAGAATATTAAGTTCTGCAGCGGTAGATGTTACTCCGTCTAGAATATTAAGCTCTGCAGCGGTAGATGTTACTCCGTCTAATATGTTTAGTTCTGCTGCTGTAGATGTTACTGTAGTGCCATTAAGAGACAAAGCATCTGTTTCAAGAGTTCCATTGACATCCATGTCGCCTTCTAAGTCTATATCACCATTTACGATTAAATCATCTGTAACTGTTAAATCATCTTGTACTTTTAGATCTACGACATTAAGACTGGCAAAAGCGTCAACTACTGCTGCTCCACTTCCTGCTCCATCTAGGTAAACTGCTTTAACATCCCCTGGAGGAATAGTAATTGTTGCTCCAGATCCTTGTTTAATAATTATGTTTTGCGAGCCACTTGTACCGTTTTCGATAAAGTGCATCCTGTTTAAAGTGTTAGGTGCAATAGTAATAGTACAGGCTGAGTCTAGTGTGCCAGTATATTCAAGATACATTGCTCTACCAGGATCAGAAGCGCCGTCTGCTACTGTAGTAGTGTGAGTATTTGCGTTAGTTGTTATGCCTTCGGTGCCATACCCCAGGGCCTCGCCAATTAATTCTAAATTAGTGTTAGTGACTGTTCCCCATGTTCCCGAAGCGTCTCCGGTTGCCATCTCGTTCAGTCTTAAATCGTTTACGTATGTACTTGCCATTTAGGCCTCCATTAAAAATATTGTACTAATATTTATCATGCTGAGTCACGACCAGCTGTTATAGAAGTATAGTTTGGTGTCTGCGATGTTGCAACACCGGAATAGTTTGGTATTTGTGAGTCATCTATCTCACCCCAGATAAAAACAGATCCCGTGGTAAATGTTGCTGATTGACCAGTAGGAACAACATTAGCTGCAGCTATGGTAGTGACGGCATTTATAGCTGAGGTTATAGCAAGAGACGGCATGATGATGACTTCATTCTCATAAACTATAACTGCGCCAATGGCTGAGGTTATTGCTTGAGTGCCAAGAGTTGTATTGGCTGCAGCGTTTGGAACAATAGATCCAGCACTAAAGGTTGCCGCTATTCCGGTTAACGAAATGTTAGCTTCTGCATCTACGGTTGGGGGACCTAAGCCAGCTGTAATTGATTGTCCTGTTGTAGTTACATTTGCCTCTGCAATAACAGTTACTGAGCCAAGACCAGATGTTACAGCTGCTGGAGCTGTAAGTGTGACTGGAATTGGCTCTCCAAACGTAAGTTGACCCCACGTCCCTCGACCCCAACCAGTTATATTGGCCACTAGCTAACTCCAGAAACGCTTTGTAATAAAACCTTGATTGCTTCAAGCTCGTTTCTTACCGGAGCAGTAATAAATTTATAGTCCAGGATATAATCTATCTTAGCGATTGCGTCTTGGACCTTTTCGGTATCAGTCATATCAATCCAACATTACTGTTATTAGCTCATCTCTAGGGAGATCTCTTCTACCATATCCTTGAATAGAGTAGTCTGAGCTAATTGTTCCGCCTCGTCTTCTTCCTTCTGGTAATTGAAGGTTAGTGTTGTCGAAGATTCCTGCGGTGTCTTCGGTGACAATGTTGCTCCTAGGCCCATTAACCCTGGTGTTTGTGTCAATTTTTCCATATCCATCTGCTATATTCTCCTGTTTTAATTTATTATATGTTATATCTGGTTTACCCCTATATGCCTCTGCCGCGTCTGAATTTATTAATCTGTTCTTACTTAAGAACCTTTGATTCATTCGTACAAAAGCTGTATCTGGATCTAACTCTGTTAAAACTAAATTTACTTTATAACCTTTGTTTTGTAACTGTTTTACTTTATATCTTATCTTTGTAGGATCTGCTCCCACTGTTGGTATCACTATATTATCACCATTTTTGATTGCTATGCTTTGTACCATCTCAGATAATAACTTAGATTCATGGTGAACAGAATTTGCACCTATGCCTCCTCTAAACTCCGGTAAAACTTTTTTTGCTTCGTCTGGATCGAGTATGGTAGCGTTAAATTTAATTGCCAGGGGGTTTGCTATAGCGCTCTTTCCTGCTGCTGGCGGACCAATAGCAATCACTGCTACCTTTTGACCTGCATTTGGATTAAAAACTTTTGGTATATCTAATCCCTCTTCTATATAAGGCAATCTCTTACCACCCATGTAAAGTTCTTTTACCGCATTTTTGTAACCCACAACAGGGGATCCATCAAAATCAAACTGTCTTTTGTTTACAAATTCTGGAGTACCGTAACCAGTTATTGTTTTGGTTGGTGGCACCTCGTTCATAGTTTTTTCTGCTCTTACAATAGCTGGATGATTCTTCATTTGCTGTGTTTTTTGTGCGTCTGTAAGTTTTGTATCTTTTATAATCTTACTTAAATCTTTTGTGTCTTGTTTAGATAAAATATTTTCATTTAAAAATGTTCTTTTTATGAATGACTTGCCACCTGGCTTTATAAGATCTCCGACTAAAGGTATTGTGCCTAGGGCTGATAAACCTGCTATGCCAGCATTAGCAAAGCCACGGCCTATATTTCCCTGGCCAAACTCTCTTGCAGCATCACGGCCGTACTTGGTCATCTCTGCTATATCAACAGCCACTCCAGCGGGAGTAAGGCCTGCGCCTATCTGTGCTAGTAAAGGTACGTTCTCTTCATAACCCTCAACAGCTCTGTCCAGGTAGTCTTTGCCTGGTTCAAACACATTAATATTGTCAGATATATTTTGGGCCATAACCTAAGATTATAACCCAAAGTTAAGATTTAGGAAGCCTCTGGAAGTCCTTGGAATTTTCTATTAAGGATCTTGGTGACTTTGCTGTACTTAAAGCCCTCAAAGCCAGCATGTAAATTGCTGACCTGCTTTGCTATCCTTCTAGCTCCCAGGCCTCTGTCTCTCAAGGCGTATATAGTCTTGAGAACTGCTTGCTCTTCTGGTATTGGTATTAGCTTGGTATGTCTTCTAGATCCGTGATCCTCAAATTCTTTTTTAT